AATAACAGGAAATAAACACAGGAGAGTTGACCCCTCCTTTTTATTTGCCTAAAATATAATGTATAAGCATCCTTTAATAAGATGTTACTCATACTATCTTACTTTTTGTTTTTTGGTATAATGTTATTTGTACTATCAATTTTTGATTCATGACTCTTTATCTCCATGAGGACGATGAAAATCATTGCATAACTCATGATGGTTACATTCAAATTGGATCTTTTCCACACTCAGTTAAAGAACATATCAAACTCAATCCAGATATAGAATGGGTTGAAACATATTGGGTACCAGATTGTTTTGGTAAGAGATATAAGAGAGCAAGTTTTCAAAGAACTGAAAAGATGAACGAAGGTTCACCTAAAACTGATAACGCAACAGATAGTCGCCCAAGAGATTTCCCAGATCAAGCACAAACTAGATTGGACAGAACACTATGATTGGTTTTCCAGAAACACCTATCGGTGGTAAGCTTGACAAGTGGGGGTTTACAATCAAACCAACCATCACTGATGATGAGTTGATCCTTATGTGTATAAAGAACGCACCATGTGGTGCAGATCGAAAACAAGTATTGGCCCTTATTAAAAAGTACGAGGAGAAAACAAAATGAAAATCTTTTTAGACACAGCAGATGTATACGCCATCAGAGAGTATTTTGATACTGGTTTGGTGGATGGTGTAACCACTAACCCTACATTGATTGCTCAAGGAGGTCGTAATCCTGAGGTTGTATATCAACAGATCAAAAATATTGGTGTCAAGGATATCAGTATGGAAGTGATGGGTACTGAGAGTGAGATGTATATTGAAGGACACAGACTCGCCAGTAAGTTTGGTGATGTTGCAACCATCAAAGTACCAATGACCCGTGAGGGATTGGGAGCCTGTAAGAGACTATCTGCTGAGGGTACTAGAGTTAATGTAACTCTTATCTTCTGTGCATCACAGGCTATCCTAGCAGCTAAGGCTGGAGCCACCTATGTCTCACCCTTTGTTGGTAGGTTAGACGACCAGTCAGTCGCAGGACTAGAGGTGGTACGATCTATCTCTGAGTTGTATCGTATCCATGGTATCAGGACACAGGTACTATCTGCCTCCATCAGGAGTGTTCAGAGGGCTGTGAGATCCTTCTACAATGGTGCAGACCTGGTGACAATGCCACCTAAAGTATTTGATCAAATGTATGATCACATCCTTACAGATAAAGGATTGGAGATCTTTGAGAAAGACGCCGCTACTATTCTAAAGTGAATCACTATTACAAAGTTTATTCTGGAGACCCTTCTCAATTTGAGGAGTCAGGTCAATATAACTTAGAAGCTATCTTTAAAACCAGTAAAGAATGTGAGGAGTATGTTAATAAGTGGATGGAGTTCTATCCCAAAGGTGATGTGGTATTCTGGTATGAGGAACCAGTTCATAAAGTGGTTGGTTGACTTCAGATGACATCTGGTGTATACTATGTGTATTGAAGATAAACTATGAACGGATCCCTAGAACCAGAAGATCGTATCCTTGAATCACCAACCATTGTAGAACAACTTTCAAAGTTGATTGATACATTTGGTTGGGAAGTTGAGGATGATGTTGTAGTTGAGGTTGGTGGTACGGTTGTATCTGGTATTAATCAAGGTGAAAACTACAATGAGAAGTGGGCAACACCCTATGGTGTTCGTAAGTACAATAAGGATGCCTTCATTGTAATTAAGAACAAATCTAGGTCTCCTGTGGAGTCATCTAAGCCCATGGATAGGGAACATCAACCACATCATACTCTAAATACTTCTGAAGAAGTAGTGAGTGAAGATGACGTTTCTGGAGTTCATGCAGGAGTCGAGCCTGAATCGAATCCGTCAGAAGGATAGTAAGGGTGGTATGGCTATCATGTCTGCACAACGTGGTGACAAGTCTAAGAAACAGAACGCGCACGTTCTAAACAACTAGACAAGGATATCCGTGGTGCAGGTCTTCCTGGTGCTACTAAGGTATCAGGAAGATATACTGAGAACCCTGGAACTAAGGATGAGAAGAAAGGTGGGTGAGAGATCCCATGTAGTGTCATCTGGTAAGAAAGGTAAGAAGGCATTCAAGAAAGCCATCACTAAACTTGGGAAGAAGTATAATCAGGACAGTGTTCTGATCAAGAAGAAACCTAAGTCAGATGCAGCACTGGTCGGTACCAACAAGTCTTGGCCCGGTGAAGGTGTTAGAGTAAAGACCGGTAAGATGAAACCAGGTAAGACTGGTGAGTTTGATACCAAAGTAAAAAACAAAACGTTTACCTATGAGTAATTTCAAAAAGTTCCCATTCAATCACGTTGTTCTTGAGGATCGTAAAGAGGTATGGATCAAGGGTGGATACCCTGGATGTATGGCTGTTCCAAACCTGATGAAGAGGTTCTACCCTGGGTATGAAGCCAAGTTGGCTCAGAATGAGTTCATTGAGAAACTCAAAAAAGATTATACACTCAGGGATACAATAGATGCCTGATGAAAGTACCCGCCCCCTACTAGATCTAGTAGGGGGATTTTTAATCTCAATGATGTTTTTGTCTATTCCTATTCTAATTTTACTATGACTTTTACTGTTTATTCTAAGGATGGATGTCCTTACTGTGTCAAGGTTGCACAAGCACTTAAGCTTGCTGAAATGAAGCATGTGATATATAAACTTAACCAAGACTACACCAAAGAAGAATTCTATAAGAAATTTGGAACTGGTTCTACCTTTCCAAAAGTCACTGTAGAGGGAGAGATTGTTGGTGGATGCGCTGAAACGGTTAAGTACCTACGAGAAAACAAACTAATCTAATGGACAATATGGGAAATGTACTCTATTGTTGAGACGACAATTGATTACGCATTCAAAGGAAAACAAATGCTCAACATGTATGATTACTTGAAGAGCAATAAAGCTACCAAAAAAGATGTTCAGGAATTCATTGAAAGTTCTGTAGCTAGAGAGATTCAACTTCTCGTTATAGATCTTGAGGATTATCTTGAAGGTGGTAATGATGAACAACATAAACAACTAAGAGAAGGGTATGGTCACTTAGGTAAACCAGAGGCCAGAAAGATAAAGGATTACCTTCTTTCTATACTAGAGGACGCGTCGAAGTATGAGCAGGAAAAAAGAACAGGAAGAAGGAGGAAAGCTTCTAAATACCCAGATAAGTGACTTACCATCTGAAATTGATAGAGGTGTTGAGTTACTATTAAGAAATAGAACCAAGAAGGAGGAACCAAAAACTTTTCAGTTTAAAATTGATCACATGATTGGCCTCTTTAAAAGAGAGTGTCACTTGAATATCGAACTTACATTTGATATAAAGAAGAAACCTTAGGAGGTTAAGATGTTAGCAGTTACTCTCACATTCTCAGCATTATTTTCATTGATGTTCCTAGTGTTAGGATCCATAATTGGATGGATAGCAAAAGAATATGTAATTCAAAGAGATTCCAAATACATCCCAATGCACCCAGAGATGTTTGACGAAAACGGCCAAATCATCCCCGATGAGATACTAGCTTTAAGGTTTGAGAATGGATCAGAAGAGTTTGAGGATCCTTTAAGTTAATCCAATAAATACGATATACTGAAACGAGAAAGAAAATTACTATGGCTACATCAACTAAACTTCCACCTAATGCATTCGTTCATGAGATTCTTGCACATGCATCTAAACAGAAGAGCATTGCAAAGAAGGTAGAGGTTCTGAAGGAGTATCGTAATGATGCTCTTACTGCTATCCTTATCTGGAACTTTGATGAGACTGTTCAAAGTCTCCTCCCTGAGGGTGAGGTTCCCTTCAACAAGAATGAAGTCCCTGTAGGAACCGACCACACCTCCCTGAGGAGGGAATGGAAGAACCTCTACCACTTCATCAAGGGTGGTAACGACAAACTCTCCAAGACCCGTAGAGAGTCCATGTTCATCCAGATGCTAGAGGGTCTCCACCCAGAAGAGGCAAATATCATTTGCCTGGTGAAGGATAAGAACCTTGGGACAAAGTATAAACTGACACAAGAACAGGTTGCTAAAGCCTTTCCTGATATAGTATGGGGAGGTAGATCGTAAAACCTATGAAAATCGTTCACGAAAACTGTGACCTTGAGAAGTGTAACAACATCCAGTTACCCAACACTGCCTATGTGGTTACCTACAAGGTTGATGGTAAAGTGTGTAATGACATTACCATCTCTCAGAAGAAGGTTGAGATCTTTGATCACTACTANGATAAGTACAAGAAAGATCTGACCAACATTGTTCAGTCTAAAGGAACAGCAAATCCAAAACTATGGAAGGGGGTAGAGAAGACAGATGGGAAAGGGGTTTGATATTAACTTCGAAGGTCTTGACATGAGCCAAGAGGGTGTTCAAGAACTTGTGAAGAAGTATAAGAAGATCAAGAAGTATCAGAAGTCTTCATTGTTTGCAGTGAAGACTATGGATGGTACAGAAGAGATCGTATCTAAAATGGTAGAGGAAGCCCGTGAAGGAGGGTTCTAATCCTGTTGATGTCCTCAGGTTGATATCAGAACTTGAGGGTAGTTCACAAATGCTCAACCTATTGGAATGTTATGATGACAAAGAAACGATCGACGAAATCAAAAAGAGGTTTTACCGAATTTACTTCGACCTCAAACGATCCCTACGATAGACACAAGTATAGGTTGAAGTTTATCGGTACAGATAAAGCTATCATCTTTGAAGATTATGAAACGATGAGAGTGTTTTGGTTTCAACACTCTGGTATGAAAAGACCTTGTGTTGTTGATGTAATCGATTAAACTTTGTTAAATAAATATTCGAAAGGTTAGTAGAGTATGCTATCGACCAAGTATCGGCTTCGGCTTGAATTTATCTGTAAGTGTATTGCTAGTGGTGAGGAAGTAAAACTAGATGATATGGTCTGGGTACAGAAACTTGCTAAGGCAAATACATCTGCTAATGAGATGTTAAAGAAAGCAAGAAGGCAATCATCTCAGGATATTGAAGAAGGTAGTACTGATGATTTTCTGAATAGGATGGGTTTAGGAGACCCCGATCCATCCAATCATAAAACGGGGTTCAGTAGTGCTGATGATATTAAGGATTGGTTTAAACAAGACAAACCTAAAGATTGGAGACAGAGGGACTAATGCAATCAGTAATCTATTCGAATAAAAGTCAAGAGTGTGAGAGAGCCATCATGCTTCTTTCGAATGTAAAAGAGGATTTCCATGAGTATGTTTTGGATCAGGACTTTACTGACAAACAATTTCATGCAGAGTTTGGTTCAGAGGCACAATACCCACAGATTGCTATTGGGTTGAAACACAGAGGGAGTCTCAAAGAGACCCTTCAGTTCATGAAAGATAACAATATGTTCTAACCTTGACATAAATAGCAGTGAAGTGTTATAATAACACTGTCGTTCATCCTCT